TATTAATAAAGTAATAAGTTTGACCTTTCTTCAAGTATAATGTAGGATTATTTGAACTTGTTGAAGGGAAACCTGCACCTGTAAATCTATAACCACTTGAACCATCGGCAGTTACTAATAATTGAGATACTGGCGTCTGTGCTTGAACCCAACCAGAACCATCGTAAACTAAAGTATCTCCTGCAACTGGCGAAGAAACGGTAACATCTGTTAAATCATTTATTGCAGTTGAACCACCGCCACCACCACCTGAAATTGTAATAGTTTTTGTTGCACCTGTACCTGTAGCAGATACACCAGCACCAACAAAGTTTAATGTTGTAGCAGATGTTGATAAAGCACTACCCTCATCTTGTACTGTTAATGCACCACCGACATCCCAACTAGTTACACCGTTACCGTCTGTTTTTAAGAAGTAACCATTTGTACCGTTAGAATTAGGTAAAGTAAATGTTACATTACCTGAATAATTTGCGTGAGCAGGTGGTTTTAATGATACTTTGTGAGCATTGTTAACTTCGCAATACATATCAATCTGAGCAACATTACCTGTACTTGATCTCATTAATATTAGACCATCACTTATACTGATACCTGAAGTTGATCCGTTACCATCTATTTTAACAACGCCTGCACCATCTGGTAATAGTGATATATCACCATCTGAAGTAGTTACAATATCGTGTCCGTTAACATCTAAATCCCCACCTAATTGAGGAGTTGTATCATTTACTAAATCAAAACTTCCTGCGCCTGCCTCAGCAGCAACATTAAATCTTCCTTGTGATGATGACCATTTTAAAATATATCCATCTGCAATACCTGAAGTATTAACGTCTGTGTGAGCAGATACAGAAGCGTTTTCATCTAGTATTCTAACCCAACCACTTCCTGAAGAATAATATGGTCTGTTACCTACCGTATCAAAAGCGTACATACCTGTGTACGTAGCAAATGCTGGTAAAGAACCGAATCCTGCAAAGTCGTGTCTGATTTTTGAACCTGCACCTGTTAGATCAACGGTACCTGAACCAGTTAAACTTAATCCTGCAATTGATGTAGTTGTATCGCCTAAAGATATTGTATCTGTTCCTATTGTTATAGATGAGTTTGCTAATTTTGTATTAGGTATTGAACCTAAACTTAATTCAATTCTATTATTATCTATTGCAGTTGATATAGGAGAATTACCTACGATCTCAAAACTTTCACCTAAATTTACTTCAAAGTTTGTAGATGTATTATCGCCTATTATAATTTTACTATTAACAAGTTTATCATTTGTAATATTACCTGTTAATTGTGAATTTTCAATTGTTCCTGATAATGCTGTTGTAGGATAAGCCGTTGCGTCTGATAAATTTAATGCAGGAGTAGCGTCTGTGCCACCTAAAGCAATTGTTACACCACCAATTGATATTGTATTGTTGTCTAATGCTGAATTAGGTATTTGATTAAATGTGTTTGTTGCACCACTAATAGTTTTATTTGATAGCGTATCAGTTGAATTTTCTGTTAAGATAGAACCGTCAGTTGACAATTCTATTCTATTATTTGTAATTGCAGTATTGATACCTGAACCACCAACTATCTCAAAACTACCACCTAAATCTACATCAAAATTAGTTGATGTATCGTCACCTATTTTAATTGATGAGTTTACTAGTTTTGAATTTGGTAATGGCGATAATGCACTTGATGGTATGTTTGATATTGTATTATTATTACCATCAATTGTTTTATTTGCAAGAACTTGATTAGCACCTGTGGTTACATATGTACCTGTAAGAAGTGTAGAACCATCTCCTAAGGCGTTATAGATTTCATCAAAGTTTTCATTTATCTTTAGAGCACCTGCTCTTAAATTATCACCCGAACCATCGTTGGCAGATATACCTCTATTAATTACTTTTTTACCCATTTTGTTTTCTCTTATATACCTTTATTACTGCATTTGCAGGTGGTGGACTTTTAAACATAATAGCATTACCAATATCTTCATAATCAGTACCCTCTATCTTTGCCTCACCATCTACGGTTACAAGTATTTCTTGCTTACTATTTATAATGTTATCCAGGGTATTATGGCGTTGTATCATCAAAACTTAAAGTTGTTTGTGCAAAGTTAGTTACCGTGTTGTCAAAAGTGTCAGCAGACACAGCAAACTGCGTAGGCATTGCAAAATTTGTTTTAACTAGTTGACCATCCTCGTTAGAAGTCATTAAAAATATACCACCTCTTCCGTCTAATGATGTTCTAGTTCCTTGTACTTTTATACCACTTAATACATCAAAAGTAATACCACTACCAGTTGCACTTAATCCGAATACGGTATTTGCAAATTTATTTAATGTACCAAATCTAGGTCCTGCGTATGCGTAACCTTGTTTAACTAATTGACCGTCTATTATTGCTCTTTTCCTACTTGTTATATTTAACTCAATAGGTAATCTAGTTAGAGTTAAATCTCTAGTGTTAGCAGGGAAATGTTCAACCGTATTTGGGTCTAAATCTACATCTGCAGGTAAATGTGTATTTGATCTTTGAGATGTTCCGTCATCTACGGTTCCTAATCTTCTACCGAATAATGTACTGAATAAAGTATTAAGTATAGAGAAGATAGGCGTTTCAGAAGCACCAGATATAATACCATCAACAGGTGCTTTAACTTGCATATTAATTCTATTTAATAAATCAACTTGACCTGTAAAGTAGAAACCTGCTGTGTGCATAGTCTTTTTAAATGCGTCCCGCCAATCATTAATTGATTGACCTACTTTTAAGACATAAGAAAAGTCCTGATAGTACAAACTATCTTGTACTTTCATTGTTTGCTCAGATATAAAACCATCTTCATTTAAAAACTTACCATCTGTATCTGATATAGCAACAACATCTAAAGAAGCAATAGCAACATCAAGTCTAGTTACTTTTGCTGTACCCGAACTTGAAGATGTTATTGTTTCATTTAATTGAAAGTTTTTATTTAAATCTTTTACTTTAATTACATTTGTATCTGCGTTAAAACTAGCAAGTGTACCAGTTGCACCTGATATAGAACCTGTAATCGTATCGTTGTCATTAAAGTTACCTGATATATTAGTTGCTAATATACAATTTCTAAAATTAATTGTAGGAGGTGTTGGCGATCTTTCGTAACCTTCACCTAATTCATTTGTTTTTAATCCTATTACTCTACCTATTTCTGTTCCGTGTGCTAATAGTTTTGCATTTGCACCACTAGATGTAATTGTAATTTTAGGTAGACTTACATATCCACTACCTTTATTAATTAGAAATACATCTGTTATATTATTTTGATTTGAGTTAGTTTCAGGTTCTAAAACTATTTTATTACCGAAGTAATTATCACCTCTTTGTGTGCCATCTTCTAAAACAATATGTTCAGCGTCTGTGCCTTCATCACCTGCTATTGCACCGTTTACAACAGAAACAAATCCTTCGGCGTTTACACCTTCAGTACCAGTATTATCAAAAACTAATCTATCGCCTACTGAATAACCTGATCCACCATTATCAACAACTACTTCGGACAAAGGTCCTGATCCTATATCATCAATTGATATAGTTGCACCATTACCACCACCAGTTATAGATAAGAAATCTGATTTAGCATATAAACTACCGTCATTAGTAATATTTTTCTTACCAGGTATACCTGTAATTGTTGCCTTGATAAAGAAATCATCTGTATCACTAGCAGTACCAGATATTGTTTCTCCTATTTGAAATGATCCGTTGATAGTATCTTCGTTTACAACTATTTCAGAAACTTGTTTATTTAATACTACGAATTTTTTTACTGATTCTACAATCGCTGTTGCAGCTGAAGTTTCACCTATGATCTTTCTTCCTACTAAATCTGAAGCGTCACCTATTGTAGAAAATGATCTTAATACTTTTTGAGTATCAAATTGACCATCTGATACACGAAGCATTTGCTCTCTAGGATAAAATGTTTCTGATACCTGATTAAATAATATTCTAAAAAATAATTCGTGTCCTTTCTGTGTACCTTTTAATTGATACATAGATTTAATATTTTTAATTAGATTTCTTTTATCTAATCCTATTGCTAAATTTTCAGGTATTGTTTTTAGAAACTCATCTCTAAATTTTGTTAAGAAGTTTGAAATTACTTTATCTGGATCTCTAAAGTTAGCAAGTTGTTGAATTGTATTTACAGGATTAGGACGATAACTATTAATTACTGCTCTCGCACCTGAATCGTTACCTGTTATTCTTTCATCTTTACTAAATTTATCTTGTGCCGAGATATATATTCTACCATTAACTAAATCTTCAGCAAGAACTTTTGCAGTCGCACCCGAAGTAAATCCTGTGATTGTTTCTCCTACGGTAAATTTACCAAATGAAGTATCTTCAAAAATTATTTTTTCACCTTGATCTAATTGTGTTCTTTCTGAAGTTATTTTAGAACCATCTAATATTAAATTATCAGTACGACCTGTTTCATTTTCTAAAACTATACCGTCTGTTGATTCAATACTTGTAACCTGCAACTCGGCAGATTCCATAAATTGAAAATATGTTTTTAAGAATTGAGCAAATTGTGGATGTTCATCAACTACAAAATCTGGTAATTGACTATTAATGAGATTTGAGATTTTATCATTAAACTTTGCCATTGCATTAGTAACTTGATGTTGTTGTGTATCCTACTCCTGCCTCCGAAGAACCTC